ATACCGCTGCCGTTAGCACAGCCAAAGATGTAAAAGATGCAAGCATCGCGGCTATTAACGCCTGCACTACTCACGATGAGCTAGACGCTCTATAGTCGTAAAGTAACGGAGCAGTCTTGTGACCAAAGAAGAGATGGCAAAGTTAGTAGAGCAGTCGGCTGAACTAGGTGCTAGAAAAGCCCTAAGAGACATTGGTCTTAGCGATGACGATGCCCTGTCCGACGTGTCCGAGCTTCGGGGCTTACTCGACTCTTGGCGTGCCACCAAGCGAACAGTTGCAAGAACTGTGGTGCAGGCAATTACTACCGCCGTTTTAGGAGCGCTAATCGCGGGTTCCTATTTTAATTTCTTCGGGAAAGATTAGCTATGAGCTACACGATGACTTACGACAGTTTGCTTGTTGATCTTCGTCGTTATTTAGAGCGAGGATTTACTGAGGCCAGCGATCAAATTGTCTTTGATCAACTTCCACGGTTAATTACCCTGGGAGAGCGCCGTATTGCTCGTGAGCTTAAAATAGAAGGCTTTATCCGAGCCGTTAATCTTCCGCTATCAATCGGTGTTTCAACTTATTTAAAGCCTGATCGATGGAGAGACACCGCCTCGATGAATGTCAGCGGGTCTTCAATATTTGCCCGGTCTTACGAGTATTGTCGCAACTACTGGCCAGATGAATCAGAAACTGCGGCTCCTCAGTTTTATGCGGATTATGACTATCAACACTGGTTGATAGCCCCTACTCCTAATGCTGCAAGCACTTTAGAGATATTGTATTACGAACAACCCGCTCTTTTGGGCGAAGACTTTCAAAGCAATTGGCTCACAGAATACGCGCCAGATGTCCTATTGTATGCCGCTCTTTTGGAGGCTACTCCATTCTTAAAGAGTGACGAGCGCGTGCCAATGTGGCGAGAGATGTATGATAGGGCGGCGCAAGCATTAAATGGCGAAGATCTATCTAAGATAATGGACAGATCCGCACAAAGGAGTGAAGCATAATGCCGAGTTATACAGATGTGTTTGGCGGCGCCAATATTTATCCAAGCGAGATTAGCTATAGCTCTGTCGCTCTGAGCGCAGATATTACATTAAGCTGGCCAGAAGAAACTTCTACAAATGTAAACCTTGCCACAAGAATTATGGATGTTACTCCATCGGGTGCGGGTTTTAGCATTATTTTGCCTGACGCCAAGAAAAGCGGAACAGGTAACACGATTCTTTTTAATAACAAGGGCTCTGACATATTTACTGTCAAAAATGCTGGCGGCGTTCAAGTTGGCACAATTGCGGCTGGTCAGATTTGGCAGGTCTATTTAACGGATAACACAACAACCAATGGCGTTTGGCAGATTCTGCAATACGGGGCCACAACATCCAGCGCCAATGCTTCGGCATTAGCCGGCACTGGTATTGTTGCTGTTGGTACTTTGCTGTCTCAGTCAGTGCCGATCACGGCTTTCAACTCAAGCTACACAGCTGGAAACACTGATCGTGCCAGAATGTACAACTGGACTGGTGCAGGTGGAGTTTTAACGCTTCCAGATCCTACGGCTGTTGGCAACAATTGGTTTATGTATCTGCGTAATTCCGGTTCTGGTCAAATTTCAGTTACTCCTCCAGGCTCTACGACCATTGATGGAACTTCTCCACTAGCCTTTCAGCCAGGCGAGTCGTCAATAATTGCGTCTGATGGGTCTAACTTTTACACTATTGGATTCGGTCAAGCGGCTACTTTCGCCTTTGATTATACGGTAATTGACGTTCCTGGATCTGGAGACTTTACTCTTTCAGGAGCTCAGCTCAATCGAGTGGCTTATCGATTCACAGGTATTTTAACAGGCGCTCGTAACATCATTATTCCTGCTACTGTGCAGCAATATTGGATTGATAATCGAACAACGGGCAGCTTTACCTTCACGGTAAAAGTATCTGGAACCACAGGCGTCACGCTCACCACCAATGAGCGCGGCATATTTTACTGTGACGGAAGTGAAATATTAGATGCAGACACCGCAACTATTGGTCTTCCTATTTCTATTGCTAATGGCGGCACTGGCGCTACATCAGCAGGCGCAGCACTGATAAATTTAGGCGGCACGTCCACGGGTATAGCTCTGTTTGAGGCTGCAAATCAAGCAGCTGCCTGGACAGCTTTGGGAGTGGCTCAGGCGGGTAACGTAAATGGAGGCACGTTCACCTAATGCCTATTCAGACTGCAGTCTTAAAGTCTAATCCCGGCATTAAAAGGGATGGAACTAAGTATGAAGGCGATTTTTACACTGACGGTCAGTGGGTTCGCTGGCAAAGAGCGTTGCCTAGAAAAATTGGAGGCTATAAAACCACTCAAAAATTCTTGCAAGAAATAAGCCGTGGCTTCTCCACTTTTACGCAGATGCTTTACGTTTACTGTCACTCTGGCGGGGCTAATAAAGTAGAGCGATTCACTCTTGACGCAACTGGAAATAGCTCAATAATAACTGACAGAACTCCGGCTGCTACTGGCGCGTATGGAACTGTCACTTTGGCGGGTGCTAGCGGCTCAGTAAATATGATTGCCGTTGATGGTATTGACATTATGTCCGGTGCAGTGGCTTTTAATACCACTATAGACCAGACAGCCACTGACGTTGCCTCAAATATTACTGCATTTACCTCAACACCTAATTACACTGCTGCTGCGGCAGGCGCTGTTATAACTATCACGTCAGTTACCACAGGCGACCAGGTTAACGGATTTATAATTACCAACACTTTGACTACGCTGACATCAACTCTAGTCAACTTTGACTACGGCTCTGATGCGCTATTGGCCAATCCTTTTAACTACTGGATGTTTGATGTTCAGTATGGCTCTTCTAGCAATAAAAATTATTTAATTGCCTCGGTAGCGCCCAATGGTACTTGCGTATGCAACGACCAAGACGGTCAAATATTTTTTGGAGAAGTTTTAGGTACGGGCGATTTAAGAAGCATACCTCTACCACCTAATGCTAATGTCACAGGCGGGATTGTTAGTCTTCATCCTTACTTATTTTATTATGGTACTGATGGCATTATTGGTTGGTCCGTAGCCGGAGAGCCTACAGATCTAACTGGATCAGGAAGCGGCCTAGCTCGCGTCTGGGGGCAAAAGATAATCAAAGGTCTGCCAATGCGAGCAGGCTCTGGAACTGCTCCTGCAGGGCTCTTCTGGGCGTTTGATGCAGTTATTCGAGCGACATTTACGGGTGGATCGACTGTCTTTCAGTTTGATATAGTTTCCACCGGCACTTCAATAATGTCGCAGTTCTGCGTTGTAGATTATGATGGCGTATTTTACTGGGCCGGAGTAGATCGCTTCTACATGTTCAACGGCGTAGTGCGCGAAGTGCCAAACAGCATGAATCTTAATTACTTCTTTGACGGAATCAACGTCAACGAGCAAAGCAAAACATTCTGCTTTCAAGTGCCAAAGTATGGCGAGATATGGTGGTGTTATCCTCGCGGAACAGCAACTGAGTGTACGCACGCAGTAGTTTATAACGTCCGAGAAAACACTTGGTATGATACCGAACTTCCCAACTATGGCCGCTCAGCGGGTCATTTTAATAATTCTTTTGCGGCGCCAATCTTAACAGGTGTCGAGCCCTCTCTTTTTGCAGTAGATCCTTTGTCAATTCTTGCTGTTACTGTTGTTAACGCGGGTTCTGGGAACAAATACAACATGAGCGGAGGAGCGCAACCTACTCTGACTTTTGTTGAAGGTAACACCTACCGTTTTGATCAGTCAGCAGGGAATAATGCAGGTCATCCTTTGCGTCTTTCGACAACGCTAGATGGAACGCATGGAGGAGGTGCAGAGTACACAGCTGGAGTCACGGTTGCTGGCGTGCCGGGCAACCCAGGAGCGTACACGCAAATCGTTGTCGGGACTGGAACGCCTACTTTATATTACTATTGCACCATTCACAGCGGCATGGGCGGTCAAGTCAATACAGATGCCAGAGGTTCTGGCTACAAAGTCTGGCGGCATGAATTCAAATCAGACGAATATGATGGATCTACTGTCAGGCCAATAAAGTCTTTCTTTGAAACTGCTGATCTTTCTACTTTGGTTAGCGGAACCAACAGATATCTGCGCTGCACAACCATTGAGCCAGATTTTGTACAAAGCGGCCCAATGACCGTCAATGTAACAGGCAGGGCTAACGCCAGGGCGCCAGAAGTTATCAGCACTACTTTTACTTTTCCAGAGTCAGCTGTACAGCCTTATGAGCAGATAGTAATGCTCAAAGAGCAGCGCAGAGAATTAAGAGTAAGATTTGAATCGAATGAGCTGTATGGAGATTACCAAATGGGTCAAATTATCGGTCATTTTGATAGTGGCGATGGGACGGATTTAGGATGAGCCTAAGCGTAACGCTACCTGTAGGAATAGAATTACAAGACTGGGCAGACTGCC